CGTGAACGTAGGGAACGAAGTATTCCGCCTCACCATCCCGTCGCACATCGCTGGCAATCCGGCGCGCCTCGCTCTCCGGCATTTTATCGTCGTATGTCATCAACACTGCCACCAACTCCTCCACCTCGGCGGGATCGCGCACCACCTCGACCATCCGCGCCTCCACCCCGACCGCGATTGCCTGTTGCTGCTCCGGCGTCAGTGCCGCCGCGGGATCCTCGACCGCCTGTCCGGACGTTTGCATCGCCATCACCGCTTCGTTGGTTGCTGCAGTCATCGCTGCTTGCACCTGCATCTGCAGCAGGTCGTTGTCTGTGAGGGTTTTCCTTTCCAGTGCCTGCTCCTCCTCCCAACCAACATACAGCAGTGCGTGCCCGAACTCCTCTGCCCAGTCAGCCCATTGGTACGCAGCGGTGCGGCACTCTTCGAGAGTCTCGTCCTGATAGTAATTTGCCACGCCAGCCCACAACACCGATTTGTTCTGCGCATTGTTGTCGGCGGACAGATCGCGCGGCCCGACCCTAAACCTCGCGAGGTCAAAGGCGACGATCAGCTGATCGGTCCGCTCGTTGATCAGCTCATCGATGAGCGGCACCCGCGCATCGCTGGCCCCCGGCCAGGGAAACACTTTCCGCGGATCCGTCCCCTCCAGCAGTTCCTTCCGCCCGCTCCAAGTCTGTCCTTCCCACCAATTGTGGCGGGTCCAGTGGTTCACTTCCATCCTCTCGTAAAAGGCGAGATTCCCGGCACGCTCAGCGGCGCGCCGGATCTCATCGACCATGGATTTCACGTCAGGCTTGTCGCGCGGCGACAGTGCGGTCATAGCAGTTTCGTCATTCATGTGGTTTCGGGTTGTGGTTTGGGTTCTGGGAGAAGGGTTCGCAGGACGTCATCGCGACGGTAGACTCCGTGACTGCTGCCGCCGAGCGACAGTCGCTCGATCTGCCCGCCGGCCAGCAGCTTGCGGACGGTGTGGCGGCCAATGCCAAGATGCGCCGCCAGTTCGACGACCTTGCTATAGCGGAGCAGGGGAGGGTATGTGGTGCGTGCGGATTCGGTAGTCATGGTGGGAATCAGTATGAGCCGCCGCCGACCGGCTCGAGGGCATCGCCTCCGAGGTACTCGGGGTTGGCGTTGACGAGGTATGCCACGCAGTCCCGCGGATCCTTGCATGATTCGTCGCGGCTGCGGGTCGGCGGTCCGTAAGTCTGGAACATGAAAACGACCGCGCGGCAGTTGTCAGTGACCTGCAACCTCGGAGCATTGAGCGGGGACACCGGCTTCCCCTCATCGTAGTCGAGGTGGTCGTTGATCAGTGCGTCGCCTTCCGCCAGCCGGTCGCCGCTCGCCGGGATCCACGCCATCCCGGGCTGCAGATTGAGTTCGTCCATGATTGTGGTGGCGGCCCCGTGCGCCGTCGTCTGCGCCTGACCCAGCCGGGAGTCCATGTAACTCTCCGCCGGCACGATGGGAGCCCCGCTGCACCCGTCTGCGCTCGATGACCACCACGCCCCAATTTCCTCGCGCACCCGCCGGATCTCAGCCGCATACCGCTCGAATCCCCAGCCGAATGAATCCTGCGCATCGCCGGCGTCGCCATTGCGGGCACCGGTCTCACTCGTCACCGCCCACGCCCCGGGATCGCCAACGTCTGGAATGAAATCACCCTCCTGCGGCCACTCCCTCACAATGAACTTGCGGCCGGCGGGATCCACCACCGCCCAGAGCATGAACCAATTCCGCGCACCAGCCGGGTCGCAGATCTCGTACCACGTCCCCTCGCGCGGCACCGCCTCGCGCGGCACCACATGCACAGTGTCCCTCCATTTCGGAAACGTCGACGCCCATCCCTTCGCCACATCGCCATACGCAATCACCCTCACATAATCCTCTTTTGCCCCGGCGCACTGTTGAGCCATTGCCGGATAGTTCCCGCGGAACACGTTGTCGCGCGTGTGGAAATATGCCACCAGCCTGGTCTTCCTGCGGGGCTGCTTGAACCTCGGCACCCGCTGCACCGTTCCATTCTTGAGCGGCAGCAGCTCCGCCTCGACGTCCTCGATGGTCACGGCCCCGTCGAGGAAATCTGCCACCGTCGCGCTATACCCCTCCTTCGGGGTGAAACTGATCAGGTGGCAGCCGTAGTACACCAACGCAATCAACGCCGGCGGCAGCGTCCCGCCCTCCTCCAGAATCCGGATCGCTTCGCGGATCCCTGACAGAAACGATTCCCGCTTGGTGTCCTCGGCCCGCGACAGCAACCGCTCGCGCACCGTGTCGCACGTTGCCTTCGGGATCAGCTCGTCCGATGTTGCACACGTCAACTCAGCCCCCTGAAGTGTGCTGTCCTGCGATTTGTAGAACTTGAAGTCCATCATGCCGCCAGCGGTGCATTCCGCACCCCGCCAGTCCTTCGCCTGCCAAGACAACGTGAATTGGTTGCCGGTGAATCCGTTCCCCTCCGAATAGCTGAAGTGGGTGGATTTGTCCTTTTTGTGTTTCCCGGTGCTGGTGTCCAGCTCCCTCGGCAGGAACCGGTGAACCCTTCTCTGCTGGATCCGCTTCGAGGAGGTCTCGATCTCATGCAGCCCCCAGCACCACGCAGCAGGTGTCCAGAAGAAGTGCTGCACTAGCCGCTTCGTCGCAAACTCCGTCTTGCCCGACCGGATGCCTCCCATCAGCAGCACCTCGAGCTGCACGCCCGGGTTTGCCAGACGCATCTTCGCCACTCGCAGGTCCACCTCCCGCCAGAACGGTGGCTCATATCCCGAACGCAGGGGATCCTCCTGCTCCTCCTCGATGACCCGCTTCCTCGCCGCAATCATCCGCAGCAGCCGGTCGTACCCCACCACCTCCGATGCCTCACCGATTCGCACGACGCACTGCGTCATGTCGTAGGAAGAATCCCAATCGATGGCAATCGGTGGGTACACCGGGTGCTCCAGCTGACCGGCGACGATTTTCTCGAGATGGTCGCGGAGGTCCATGGTCAGAATTCCTGCTCTGGTCCCATGTCGTCATCCTGCACGGTTTTGCGGCGGGTCAGATCGTACAGTCGGACAGCCACCCCGCTCGACCCCTTGTTCGCAAACGCCTTCGTCATCTGATACAGCACCGGGTTGAGGATATCGGCATGCAGCGAAATGGTGCACCAGACATCGTCCCCCTTTTGGTGCTCGATCAGGACTCCGATCTCGCGCATCTCCGGTGACGTTTTGCCGGTCTTGTCGGTGTATTCGCCGACTTGCATTTTTAGTACCTTGGTGACTTTGGACATTTTATTAGAATTTGAGGTCTTGTTCTTCTGGCGTTTGTGGTTTTTGTCGTTTGTCAGGATTGTTGCTGTACAGGGCAGGGGTGAGTGAGCTGAACCGCATGTTTTCACCATGGAACAAAACAGGGATCTCGACCGTCGGCACGTTCCTCCCCTTCAAAATCTCGAGCGTTGCCTGCGCCTCGTACCATGACTGCCCATCCCACTCCGGTTCACCAAGCTGCTCGCGCGCAGGTTCTCGATTCCGGAAACCCGCCTTCTTCTCCCATGCCTCCCGCGCATCATCGTTGAGCTTGTCGTACTTCTTGTAATAGGGATCACGATGCAGCGACATCAGCACGTCGGCATACTCCTCAATCGCCCCGGACTCCTTAAAGTCTTTCATCGCTGGCCGCGATCCGGGGTTGTCAGCAGCGCTCCGCCCCACCTGAGCGAGTCCCACGACGACGATGTTGTGACGTTTGGCTAGGCCCTTGAGCACCGCACATGCCTCCTCAATCGCCATCCGCTTCTCCCTCTGATTGGCCTTTTCACTAGCCTTGATCAGTTGGATGTAATCGATGATGACACATGGGGGACACAAATCCTGCGACTCCGGAGACCATCCGATGCGGCGCACCCACTGCCCGACGACAGTCCGGAGTTCCTGCGTGGTCGCCCCATAACTGTCATAAAACGTCAGCATGCCGGTGGCGACCGCCGCCAACTTTTCAGCCATCATCTGGATCTGCTCACCACCCTGCTTGACCTCGGTATTCGTAACCGGGTTGGTGGCACCCTCAGCCATGCGGCCCTTCCGCTCCCACTTCGCCTGCAACTTCTCAACGGCGAGGTCAAAGATGCCCATTTTGAGATCCTCAGCCGACTTGCCCGCGCGATCAGCCAGAACCTCCTGTGCCGCTGCCCAGATCGCGCCCTCGCAATCACTGAACATCCCGGTGCGCGCCTTGCTGAACTTGATTTTGCACCGCCCCAGAATCATTCTCTCCATGATCTGAGCGTCTGACATCTCCAATGTAATCATGAGCACCGGCACGTTCCTCCTGTTCGCCGCGTCCAAGGCGATCTTCTCGGCGAAACACGCGCCCATGCTCGTTTTGCCCATTGCCGGCCGCGCGCCAATCACAACGAAATCCTGCTTCTGGAAACCGTTGACCACGCGATCAACATCGGCGAACCCAACT